CAGGGATTCTCTGCTGAGGAAATAAACTCCCTTGTAGATCACCGTTCTTTACTTGTTTTACTGAAAGCGTCTAAGTATGATGCAATGCAGAAGGCTGATGTAAAATCAAAGAAAATAAAGAACAAGCCGAAAGTTATCCGCGCCGGTAAGGGGCGGTCTTCTGGTGATGAATCAAAATCCAAACGTACTGCACGAATGAGGCGTCTTCAAGAATCTGGTCACGTCCGAGATGCGACCAGTTTGTTTGAGGATTTCGTAGAACTATAATATAGGAGAAGCATAGATGGCTGCACCTACAAATACTAGAGAAACCTATAGTTCGGTAGGACTAAGGGAAGACCTCTCTAACATCATCTACAATATCTCTCCAACTGACACTCCATTTCTAAGTGGTTGCGGCAGGGAATCTGCCGATAATACCCTATTTGAATGGCAAACAGATGCACTTAGCGCAGTAGCCGCCGACCGACAGGTTGAGGGCGATGATCTGGCTGCGAGTGCTGTCCAACAGCCAACTAGGGTAACCAATTACACGCAGATAAGTGCTAAAGCGGTACAGACATCAGGATCGGCGGAAGCCGTGGACTGGGCTGGACGCCGCAGTACGCAAGCATACCAGCTTGCAAAGCGTGCAAAAGAAATGAAGCGTAACATGGAGTCGATGTTGACCGCTAACATTGGTAAAGGCGCTGGTGCTGCTGCAGGCGCACCTGCTGTTGCTAGAATCACCGCCGGTTTAGGCTCATGGGTTGCAACGAACTACGATTCGATTGGATCAGGTTCGCCGTCACCCGCCGCTGGTTCTGGTGATGGTGTAACGGCTGCGGTTGATGCACCAACCCAAGTTGCACTTGCGGAAGCAAACATGAGAACAGTTATCAAAGAATGTTTTGATAGCGGTGGTTCACCTGATACGATCTTGTGTGGTTCGTTTAACAAACAAGCACTATCAGCACTCACACAGTCCGTATCTGATTTACGAACCAATACGTCTGGTGAGAAACCCGCTTCAGTTATAGCGGCTGTGGACGTTTATGTTAGCGATTTTGGTACGTTCAAAATTCTCGCGGATAGATTTCAAAGAGCAAGAGATATGTGGTTTATTGACTTTGATTTCTGGGCAGTAGCGTATCTCCGTCCTTTCAAGACGGAAACCTTAGCAAAGACTGGTGACAGCATAAAGCAGATGCTTATTGCTGAATACGGTTTGATGTCTAAAAATGAAGCCTCTTCAGGTTTCTTGGCAGACTTAAGCACCAGTTAGTAAGTAACAGGTAGAGTGGGGGGAAACCCCCACCCTCCCTTACGGAGAAAATAAAATGGCAAAAGGTATTTCAAAAAGTATGCCTTGGGATAAGGTGGAAACTAAGGATGTTCGCAAAGCCTCTTATTCCGGGCTAAACAGTAAAAGTGGTAATGCCTATGGTGGCCTAGAAGCAACTATATCAAAGATGGGGGATGGTACTGGTAATGTTCGTAGAGCAAATCCGGTAACATTCCAGCAGAAGGCTTAGTCATGGCTCAAGCTAGATCAGTAAGAAACCTAAACCTGAATTTGCCTGCCTATAGGGGTGGTTCTACCTCCCTAGATGAAATGATCTATGATCTTTCTGCGGATGAGTACGCTGGAACGAAGAGTAGTGTCAAGTATAAAGGGCCGGGAAATAGTGTGGTTGAGGCTTCTCACGCATCCTCAAAAATATCTTCTAAAGGTAAGGGGTTATCTTCTGGCACTGCTTATGCTAAACGAAAAAGGGGCTAATATTTAATTAGTAATGTTTGTGTACGCCAGTACGCCCAATGTAGCAGTTGCTGATGGGTTTGTTTATCCTGAAGAATGTCAGAAGATCATAGAGGCTTCAAGGGATAAACTCGTCCGAAGCACTACTTCAGGTAAGGGCGAAAACAAGGTAAATCCCGGAAGAACCTCTACTGGTATTGGTTTGCCACACTCTGACTTTCCTGAGATATGCGAAAGAATAGCGGGTGTTGCAAATATGCCCTTGGAAAATGCAGAGTACATTCAAGTTGTGCGTTATACAAAAGACCAAGAGTACAAGACACATTACGATGCTTTCTGGGAAAAGCACAACAAAGAAGATGGCGGTCAGCGATTGCTGACTTGCTTAGTTTACTTAAACAGTTCTGTGGGCGGAGCAACCGCCTTCCCAAACCTCAATATTATTGTTGGTGCTATAGAGGGAAGGTTACTGATGTTCGGTAATGTTGATGAGGATAAAAAACCACATATATTATCAATGCACCAAGGGATGCCCCCACACGAAGGAGAAAAGTGGATTTTCACATTATGGTTTCGAGAAAGAAAGACAAACCTGTTAAAGCTCCATTGAAGAAAGAATCTAAGTCTGAACGCAAGACTATCACTGAGCATATGAGGGATTTATCTAATAATCCTGGTCAGAAGATCGGTGGGAGAGGGTTTCTCAGTGGCTAAAAGAACTCTATTTGATGTAATGCCTTATCGGTATACTGAGTGGGTAGACGAACCAGATGGTACGTTTTCTATTGTTACACACCAAGATGCCCAGCAAAACATAGATCAGACCAGAATGGAGTATAACAATTTTGGTGATAAGCTAACTCCGGGTAAGCGTGGGCGTAACGATGGATTTCATAAGGTAGCCTCTATTCCATTAACAGTATGGGAACAGTGGCTAAAGGAAACTAATGGGGAGATAGACAAAGACCCTAAAATTCTAAGAAAGTATCTAAACGATCCAGACAATAGATATTTCAAATCAGCACCAACAAATCTCTGAGGATAACAAGATGGATTTATACAGACCTAGTGGAGTAACACAGAGTATCACAACGTCAGGTACCTCTGCTGTAATGTCCAGTGCAATAGCGGCGTCTACTTATGCGGTACTAATTACCGCATCTGCTGATGCCTATGTCACATTTGGATCAGCGCCTACAGCAACAGCAGCTAACGGCGTTATGCTTGCGGCAGACTGGCCCACTTACTTTAGGATTGCACCCGGAGAAAAGGTGGCAGCCATACAAGTATCTGGAGCGGGTGTAGTGTACGTTTCCGAACTGACTAGATAATGGCGATTAACACGTATGCCACCCTCCAGACTGCGGTGGCAAACTGGTTAGACCGCTCTGATCTAACTGATCGGATACCAGAGTTTATTGCTCTGGCAGAGGCGCGTATGAACCGCAATCTTCGGCTTGCGCTCATGCTCAATGTAGATCAAACTACATTGGGGGGTGCGACTACGCTTGTCGCAGGCACAAGGGATTATGACCTACCTTCTGGTTACCTACAGATGGTAGACTTTCATCTGAGAACCGCCCCCATTACGACCTTATCCTATCTTACTACAGAGAATATGAACAGGATGTGGGCTGGTAGTCAGGAAGGAAGGCCAAAGACGTACACTATTTTCTCTGACAATGCTAGCGGCACACCCACCAAGAAAGTGCGGTTGGGTCCGTCCCCAGATACTGCATATGATTATCAGATCATGTTTTACAAAAAGATAGACGCTCTGTCTACTGCTAACACCACAGAAGCAATGCTTACCGATAATCCTGATGTCTACCTTTACGGATCACTGCTAGAGGCAGAGCCATTTCTAATGAACGATCAGAGGGTGCCTCTATGGGCTGCCGCATTTAAGGAAGCAGTGGACTCATTACAAGAACAAGATAACAAAGACCGTCATTCAGGTAGTGCGATGAGGGTTATGAATACAGGTGGGTACTACTAATGGCATTAGATACTGGAAATTTTATTAGCGATCTTGATAGATTAAATCCTACATCAACTGACCCAGTTTCAGAGGGCGATGACGTTCTTAGATTCGTCAAGAAAATTTTACAGAAAACCTTCCCGGCAGGAACAGACTCTACTGCGGATACTGGTGTAGGCCCAGACCAAGCGGTTCAAGTTATTATAGCAAAGGATACTGATCCAATAGGGAGTGGTAATGCGGCTGAATCTATGGGTTTGGTATGGCTAGACACTACAACCAACTTACTCAAGATTCGTAATCAGGCTAATGATGCTTGGATTACGTTAGCTGTTGATCCTGAGACATCCAACTCAGTAGATGTAAATGCGGGAACAGTGGACGGTGCAGTTATTGGTGGAAATTCAGCGGCTGCGATTACCGGCACAACCTTAAAGGCGGACACAAGCCTAGAGTTAGCAACAGGCGCAACAGTGACCGGTATTGATAATGCAACTCTAGCAACAGGAAGCGCCACCCTATTAGCGACGCAAGGAGCAGTCAAGACATATGTCGATGCACAAGTTACGGCGCAAGACCTTGACATTACTACTGACAGCGGCACTATCGACATTGATCTGGATTCAGAGACGCTTACTGTTGCTGGTAGCGGTGGTCTTGACACAGCAGCGACTGGCACGACGGTTACTGTCAAAGTTACGGACGGAGGAGTAACCAACGCTAAGTTAGCGGATATGGCGGCTAACACTGTTAAGGTGAGAAATGCCAACTCATCTGGCGCACCTTCTGATGTCGCTCTAGCAACCACTGAAATCCTAATCGGGGATGGCACTGGATTCACTGCCGCCGCATTGTCTGGCGATACCACGATGACAAATGCTG